AATGCATAGCTGAGATTTTTCACGATCTTCCTTGAGACAGGAACATCAGGAGTCGTCATTCGATCTGCGTTCTGCTGATGTATATCTCCATTGACAACTACATCGGCAAAAGCATTGTCATCATAGGTACTTAGGAAATGCCCTAATGCTCTCAATTCCAGCCCTTCAAGGTCACATCCAACCATCACATGACCTGGGTGAGGTATAAATAGTTTTCTAGCCCAAGGAGCACTTACAACCTGTCCGAGATTCGGACCCCGGTGGGCATTTCTAGAAGTTTGTGTTGCAAGTGAGCAGCTGTGGTGAATACATCCATCATCTTCAATGGTGTTAAACCAGGAGTTAGCACCTTCACTGAGCTGACCCATCCACTTCTGCAGCGTTAACAGGCGGATAAATAGTTCACACTCATCATGCAGCTTTTGATTACCTTGCGTTAGCGCAACATCACGGATCTCCGATAGTGTGGCTTCATCAACCTTTGGCTTACCAGTGTCAGTGATTTTGGTAAATCGAGCACCCCTAAAGGTGGTCAAGCACCAAGCGATGTGCTGCCTGCTTGTTGGATTAAATGGAAGCAGCTTGGTCATCGGTGCTCCAGAGTAATAACCCTTTTTCTTGTCAGAGCGTTTTGGTGTAAACACTTTGCCTGGGTAGTACGTGAAACGAGATGTCAGTGCATTAGAGATAGTGTCAAATTCAGTTGATAATTCTGATCGCACAGCTTCAGCTGCATCCATATCAAATCGGAACCCACTGGCTTCTTGTTGAGCCATTAGTTCCGCCATTCTCATTTCTAACTTGATGTAATCATGCATTTTCATACCTCAGGATGACTTTGTATTCAGGAAAAGATCGTTTAAGTTCAGCTATAAGTCTTGCGTTCATGGAAGGTGGATTAAGTGATCGACGTATAGTTACAGTCATCTTTTTCTCACTCCAACTAAGTAATCCTTTATAGGTCTTCTTCCGTTTCGTCATCTTCATCTTCGTGTGGTTTATAAAATGCGTAGGTTACATAGTCAGGGTGGTGGTCAGCGTGATAGAAACACTGAACTGGGCACTGATCCAACCAGTCGTAGAATTCTTTAGGCATAGGTCTTCATCCTCCGCAGCATCATTTGGTAGAGCTTTTGTGTAACTTCAGTATCTTGAATGCAATAACTAAGCATCTCTGGAGTGTATGTCTCCCAGCACCCGTCATGCTTACCGAAGTCGCCCTTAAAGCATTTCAATCTGTAGCCCCACGCTTCAAGGCTATGACGACCATATAGTTTTTGAGGCATTCCATCAGGTCTACGTTCATAGTCCCGATCCATGATGTGTGGATAGTACAGCCTGCTTAATACAAGCGTGTCAACCAACTCTCCATGGAACTCAAAGTCAGGGAATTGTTCTTTGATTAAGGGTATATCAAAGTTAATTATGTTGTGGCCGATAAGAGCATCAGCACGTTCTAACTGTTTAACTCCTTGAATGATTGCTCGTTCAGGGTCATAGTCAAACACTTGTGGTTCACTCTCTTCTTCAATTCCACGCATAACGATGCAGTGAATAGTAGAACCTTTACGGAGCAGTCCCGTACTCTCTAAGTCAAACAGTAGCTGGGTTTTCATCTTCATCGTGGATATCGTTGGCGTCTTGTGGGTCGAATTCGTCAGGCTTGAATGGATCCGTGTTGGTGTAGAGATCGTCATCAATTTTTTTAGATCGGGTGAGTTTGTTTACAGTGAAACGTTGGTCATCATCTTCAAACATGGGTTCTATAGCCATTGCTAGTTCTCTTGCTAATCGTGCTGCTCGTCTGAATTCATCTTTGTAATATGGTTCCCATTCGTGTGCCAGTACCATGATCTTACGGACACCCATTAAGTAGCACTGAAAGACAGATGCACTAAACGGATAGCGTGTTGTGTATATAACCGATCCAGTTAGAGGTGTACCTCTTTTAGATGCAGTAGCGATAGCATAGCAAACACAATCGACTTCAACTTTAGAAGCAGTGAGGATACTACGACCATCACCAACAATCTCACGGTCACGTACAACTACGCAGCCTCCAGGAGACTTCGGATGACTGGATGCTTTGGCTACAACCTTAGCTATATCCATAAAATATTGCTCCTTATTCTTGATATAAGTTGGATCACCTTTCGGGCTAGTCATAGGTCACATATAAGCTTATTTATTCCTATATTAGGTAGTGAAACATATAAGTGCGACTACTAAATTATGGACAAAGAAAAAGGCCGTTGGAAAGAAGTTGCTTACGAGGATGATTGGGATTACATCAGCAAAAAGTTTAACTTGAAAGACAATGAATGGGATATCGCTCGTCCGAGTACACTCGATTATTATAAAAAAGACAAGATCAGTTTGAATGAGTTTGGTGGCAGTCACCTTAATGGTGGAATGTCAGATGACACGATTGTGTTTGGACTAGAGGATAACGTTAATAATCCTGCTCATTACAAGCAAGGTTCTCAGGAAGTTATTGATATCATTGAGGGAGCAATCGCTCATGCTCCTGAACCAGTAACAGCAATGCTACAAGCGCAAGTACTGAAGTATTTGCTCCGAATGTGGCATAAGGATAAACCTGCAGAAGACGCTAAAAAGGCTCAATGGTATCTAAATCGTTTGGTAACTCAGCTATGAAAATGGACACTCAAGGAATGACCGCTGATAAAGGAACACACTTCAGCAAATCAAATAGAGGTGAATACAGGGTTGCTCCTACAGAGAAGCCTGTTATCAGGTGTTTTAGTGACATGCAGAGAGAGGAACTTAAGGAGATTTTACGTGAAGTCTTATCTGAATATTTAACAGATAAGAATGGTGTATGATAGATAAACAAGAGAGCGTTAATCAGTTCTCTTGTATTGAGTAAAAGCCGATGACAAGCGGCCTAGCAGCGCTTGAAGTATAGATAATTCGCTCTTAATTCCAGGGTCTCGTGATCCTGAATATGTGAAAGGAGTGTGTCATAGACGGTAGGATTATCGTGAATAAGGTGCCTGAAGTAGACAGAGATACCATCAGTAAGTTCAGTTTCAAATGGTGCAAACCAAGCTTGTATTTGCAAGCACTCCCAAGGTTCTAGATCCTGGGAGATCCAACTGTTCAGTTCCTCAAGGCGCTGAGCAGTTTTTATTATGTGGGCTTCCTGTGCTTCAGTTTCAGGTAATGCAAGCAGCTCGTTCTGATAGAGGAGTGCATGTTTCCACATCAAGGTTCCATCCTTTTGGATCAGCCGACAGGGATGGACTACCGCCCCAGAAGGTAAGTTATAGAAGCATTCTTTGGCGATATGCTTAGACATTAAATGTTGCCCCGCTGTTCGTCGTAGTACTCAAGGTCTTTCGTCCAGCTATCTCCAGCAAATTCGTTATAAATAACTCGTCCTATGTCACGGAAGGTGCTGTAGAACAGGCTGACTTTATCGATGTCTGAGATTGCTGCGTTAGTTGGAGGACCATAGATAATGACATTCCATGTTGACGGGCAGACTGATTCAAATCCACCTGCTGTGGCTCGTAGTTGCTTGATCCTTTTAAATGGAATACATATTGGGTAATCCCATACGACAGGAGCAGCTCTCAGTATTTCCGATGCACTAGTGAAAAAGGTAAAGCTATTGATGTAACCATTACGGTACTCATTAATAGTTTTATTCAACCAGATACGTGTATTACGTACAGCGCCCTTAGGAGCTACCCATACATTGCCGTGCCAGTGTTCCTGCAGTGGATTGATTTCAATCGAAGGAACAGAAGTAGCATCAACAAGCACCTGTTGCACTGGATCAGAAGTAGGGTCATAGTCGATCCCACCCATAACAATGCGTGCTCTATCAATGAGTTGCGGTGTTGGATACAGCGGAAGTTTTAAACCTTCAGCCTTTAATTTATCCGCTAAATTCTGACGCGAGCGCTCGGAGGCTTTCTTGGCTCCCGCCTGCTTCGACACTAAAAGTTCTTGTTCCAGCATTACTGATTAACGTTATTAGGACATGTGTAGACCAGTCATTTTCATCAACCTGTTCCATTAGTTGACGCATCATCTTGATAGATTCATCGTCTTCTAAGCTTTCAGCTAGAACCAGATCCTTTTGAATATCATCGCCAGACATATAGATCGAACTATCATTAACCAAGTTAATAATCAGTGTCCCTGCACCTGTTCGTTCAACACCGCCCATAGCGATGTTAATCAAATCAGTGAGAATTAATTCTGCAGTAGCAGTCATGAACTTCTGTTCTTGACTCTTCTCATCACCGAATTTTTCGGACTTGATAAGGCTTTGTAATAGATCGGTTCGTCTAGACATATTTAAATGACTCTTGATTAAGGATAGTTGTTATTAGAAAAGATTGTGAGGTTAATACTCACCTTCCTCCTCTTCTTCATTGTCAGTCGGTGCTCGATAAAGTCCAGGTTCGTCAGGTTCTGTCTGAGAAATATGCTGACCTTTAAGCATGTCAGTCAAGACCGCTTCAAACCGTTCACCAAAAAGTGAATCAGGATTCAGCAGCATGGCAGCTCTTGCTTCAATCTCTTCAGTCTCGTCAAGTCTCTGCTCTTCCTTCATTGCTTGCTCAAGAACGTATTCACCTACTGCTTGTTTAAGTGAGTGAATCTGACAGGCAAGTTCAAAGGATTCGATATAACTATCTTGATCTACAAAGACACCAATATTCTGTGGAATTAAATGGAAGGGGTTACAGCAGTACTTCTCACCACAAGTAGTTTTAACTGCTGTGTAGCCTAAGTCGCCCCAACTGAACCACATTGCCACTCTTTGGGGATGGTGCTGGGTTGAACTAGTGATACCAGGTCTACGCCAAGCAAACTGAGGCTGCTGAGTTCTGTTATTAATACAGCCACCCCACATCCAGCACTCGTCTGGCGCTCCAATTTCAACTTGGCTCCAGAATTTAAGTGCTTTAATGCGGTTCTTCTTAAGCAGGGTCTCAATGTCAAGTGACATTCGACCTTCCCTTGCTGCAGCAACACACCTAGTACACGCTTGATGGCTATCAAATCGCATTGAGTGAGATGAGAACCTACCGAGGGAGTGTCCTGTGTAGATACACAGTTCACCTTCCTCAGCTGTATTAGAGATCTGTACGTTACGTCTACCGTATGGTCCCGGCGTACTGGATGGTTTAGCTTCAGCCATCTTTATCTACCCCTAGTTCTACAATTCCAACATCGATAAGTCGTTCCCCTTTTTCATAAAGAGCTTCATCCATTACATCTTCGATCCATCCATAAGGATGTGTAAGTGAATCAAAAGTCAGCGTTACTCTGTATTTCATAACTAGAAAGTATTCTCTGGTCTTACATAGCTGCCACCTAAACCTTTATATTGTTGTTCAGTAGGCAGAGATGAGATCTGTTGATTAATAACGTACTCATAACGAGTGCTATTCTCATACTTTATACGAATAAGCTTAGACCTGGGGGTGTAATACTCCGGCTTACCTACAACTAAAGCGTTGAGGTTATTACTGTGAACACGGACACGCAGCCCGATTTTAATATCATTAGCAAGCATTTAATTATCCTTAACTGTTAATTGAATATGATTAGAAGTCGTTCAGAATGTGCTCTTCAGTGAGAGGGTCATCCTTAGGGCGAATCCAAAGTCGTACAGACTTGGACTTACCAGTTACTGGATCCTTACGGGAGGTGGAGTGTCGTCGCCAGCCCATTGTTTGCAGTACATCTGCAACACGTCTGGATTCACGACGCCCCTGCTGACGTGGATCAAGGTCTAGTGCATTGGTTAAAACCTCTGCAGTAGTTACCTCCTCACGGTTAGCTACATAGCTGCTGACCTTATCCATCCAAGGGTCAGGGTCACCAAACTCTTGAATGTATTCAGATATAGCTGCTATCTCACCACTATTGAATTCGTAAGTATCGTTGTTCTCGTAGGCAGCCATTGCAGCAGCCCACAGTGAATCACGTTTCTCTGTCAGTAGTTTCCATGGAACCTGGAAACCAGCACCTACTTCTAGTGGTACAAAGCGTCGGTTACCCGTGCTATCTACCAGGAACTGGTTACGATTGGTGGTCCCAATCATGACAAACCTACGTCCTAATTTAGACGGCAGGGATGCATAAGGGAATCGTACTTCATCAACACGGGAAGTAATGAGATTTTTAAAGTTCTCAATATTCTTACTGTTGAAGTAGTGATCAATCTCTGGTAGTTCAAGCAACCAAGAAACGTGCAGCCTGTACTGCTCCTTCATCAACGTATCGAGAGGAGTTGTAATCTCAGAGAACAATCCCTCCGGCACTAAGTTACGGGAGAACATTGACTTACCAACACCCTGAGCACCCACAAGAATGGGTAGCCAGGACATTGAGCAACCAGGGTTAAAGGCTCTTGCAACTGCACCAATCATCATCCGTTGCATTGCAAGGGTTGCTAAGTGGTGCTCATTTCCAAGGAAGTCCTTACCTAAGGTTTCCCATAGTGGAGAAGGTTTGTTCTCCTCCTTGCACTTATTCAAGTAAGTCTTGATAGGGCACCATTGATTACAACCTGCTGCATATTTAATAGCAGATTTAATCCGTGGTTCAGGGATGAATATACCGTGCTCACAAGCGAGTCGAGTAGTCATCAGATCAAGGTCATCACCTTGCAGTGCTACCAACGTCCCGTTCGGTGTGGTGTATTCAATCTGTTTAGTCAGTTCATTCAGTCGTAGGTTATGGAGAATCTCCTTAACTTTACGAACATCTTCCTCACGTTCTTTGGCAGCATCATCACTTCTCTTACGTGGTCTGCCTTTACGTTGTACTTGTTGAACGTCAGGGACTGGCTCTGGTGCAGTATCCATTGGTTTACCTTTATTAGCAGATATAATTTCATCGAAACTTGGACTGGGGTCGGCTTCGGTATAACCAACAGCTGAACCAGCAGCTCCAAACCGTAAGTGGTCAGGAAGTTGGCTAGTCCAGTTGCGGTCTTGCTTTTTAGCAAGTGAATATAGTTTAGCGGGACCGCTGTAGTTACCGAGACCTCTCCATTTAAACGGTCGCGTGTTTTCTTCCTTCTCCCCGTGGTGTCCCTTTAGTACCCAGTCAACCCAGGCGTCAAAGAGAGGCTCCCCTATGGCCGCACAAGCAGCCATAACAGGTACATAGCGCGTCTCATACTCACCGTCTTCTGAAGGCTCTAGGAAGTTCTCCAGGAGCCATTTACAGCGAGCAACATCCTTATCGGATATGTCTGCTTGTACAAAATCAACCTGATCTTCATAGTCAATATCAGTTAACAGAAACTCAGGAACTACTCCATCATTAGTTTGAATGATTGCTTTAGTATTTCCATACCATAGGCGTTCAGGTTTCTGTCCACAGTTGTCTGCCAACTGCTCGATACCAAGTTCAGCCAGTAGTCGATTAACCACTAGCCAATAAGCAGCACGATGCTGTCCTGTTGATTGAAGCTCAATCTCTAGAGGGAAGAGAGCACGGAACCTATGTTCTTTTGATGTGTGACTAGCAGACGTATAAGTCGCAGCACACCATGCTTTAGCTGTGTCTGTTTCCCAGAATTTTTCAAGCGTTGTATCCCCATCAAAGTCAATAACCACAAGGTTGCTGCCTGATGCGTTGTCACTTTTACGGTGACGGTCAACGAAATGGGTAGCAGTCCAGCCGTAGCCAGCCTTTACCCAACCCATCAACCAATCAAGGTCCTCAAGAATGTTTTGCCAATCCTTGGCAACCTTCTGAGCATTTGTTTTGTCCTTGCAGTTCTTATTGACTGCTACTTTGAGTTTCATTTGCGGTATCTTTTTCACGTTGCTTTTCCTCCCTTTTCATTCTGAAATACATTTTGTAGTATTTCTTTTTCATCTCTGCAAGGTAAGCAGTCTCTTCTTCATTTTCGGGATAAACCTGAGTAAATCCCCACAGAGCTTCAAGGTGAGTCATTAACCGAAGAACGGTAATAGGATCTTCAGGGTGTGCGTTGTACGGCATCTTCCTGTTCGATCATCAGCTTCCTATCTAACAAGTCAACACAAATCTGTTGGTAAGCATCTAGTAGACGCTGACGTTGTGCCGCTAGTTCATTAGTCGCCTTACGGTAGATATCCTTATCGAAGCTTTCATTGGTTCCTTTCTTCCATAGCCTGCAACTATCGGGACTGATTTCATCGGCTACAAGCAGCTCGCCTGTAGCAGTTGAATATCCAAGTTCAAGTTTGAAGTCAACTAGGTCATAACCAATCTCATCAAACACTCTCTTCAGTACATAGTTAACGTCATGAGCTACGGTTGCAAGTTCATTAGGTAGGTTGATGTCATAACCCATTTTAAGGATGCGTCCAGTTGTGAGTAACGGATCATTCTTGTCGTCGTCCTTTAGGAAGAACTCAACCAAGGCTGGTGACAGGACAGTACCTTCTTCAATTGTGGTGCCTCTACATAATCCACCCGCTGCCTTGTTACGGACAACGACTTCGATTGGAATAATATCCACCTTCTTACAGATGATGGTGTCATTAGTAAGGCGTGTATCAATGTGAGTAGCAATGTTATTCTTCTCCAACTCTTGAAAGAGTAGCCAAGAAATATTGCAGGTATATCCACCTTTACCTAAGTAGATCGCTGACTTATCACCATTATTAGCAGTGACAACATCATCGAACTTCAGGCAAATCTTATCAGGTTGGTAATCCTCATAGATAGATTTAGTCTTTCCTCTAATTAGCCATTTCATTATCGTTTTCCATATCGTGGAATTGTTTTGCTCTTTTCAGGAACCTGCTTTCTGCAAGATCCATTTGGTCGCCATCAATAAAGATGCCTTGTGTAGTCTCTTCAGTAGCAACAATGATGAGTGCTACGTCACACTTATAGCCAGTGCGCTCAGCTAATGCAAGGCGGTAAGCCGCCATCTGTTGAGCACACTTTTGGTACTTTCGGAATCCTCCGAAACCCATGCGGTCACCCTTATCAGGGAACCTGTTCATGTAAGGACCATTGCTTGTTTTGAAGTCAGCAATGACCTTCACTCCACCAATCTCTCCGATCAGATCAGGACACCCTGCATACAAGTGTTCCGTAGACCACACGTATGCGACTTCCTTATCGTCAGACCTTAGGTGATGCCAGTCCTTACGCAGTGGGCGCTCGGACCAGTGAATAATGTCAAACCAATCTAAATATTGATCCATCCCATTCCAAAAAGAACTATAAGCATCGGGGCAGTCAATTGGCAACCCCCTTATATAGTTCTCAGCACACTTATGGATTGCAGATCCACGTGTACTTGCCTCCTCAAGCTTGCCTGGGTTATTAATGTTCCAGGTACGTAGCCCAGCCTTAGACTTTTCCGTTTCAGTGGCACTTAATACCGTCGTCACCGAGGGCATATATAAACCGGAACATAGATACTTCCGGTAACCCTGCGGTGTGCTTATTCGGAAAGGCTGATCTGGGGGATTAGACATAGTTGGTCTTGGTGGATTTTTACATGACAGGTAGGACAGAGAGGTACACATTTAAGAATTTCATTCCAGAAGCGCTCTTCATTCCAAGCACATCTCCAGACTTTCAATTCCTTAGTAGAGGGATCTAAGTGATGCCATTCAATAACAGTTGGGTCATTATGATCACAAGCTCTACAGTTGTACTGAGACAGCATCTCCTTGCGGCGTTTAATTGTTTTCGCTGCATTAATAGCGGAGACGCTAAGACATTTTTTTGTCTTCTCAGTACTCAGCATCCTCTAGTGACGGCCTCGCCTCTTGGAAATTTGAGCTGTAATTTGAAGGTGCGGTTGTTTCCTGAAACGTCGCATATAGTTGACCGACTGCATTACCAACCGCCTCCGTAACACGAGCAGAAGCTTCTACTTGTTGTGAAAGCTGATTAACTTCTTGACGGAGTGCAATCACATGATCCATCAGGGATGGAGGACGTGGTGCAGGAGGTGGTGCTTGTGGTGGAGCTGGTGCTTGACCAGGAGCTTGCTGGCCCTTAGCCATAATTTCAGCAAGTCTTGCCTGCATTTCTGGTGGCAAGTTCTCAAAGTTATTAGGTGTGTTTGTCATCAGAGTTCCTCAGCAGTCATTTTTTCTACAACTTCTTCAACGATGTCGCTGAATGCACGACGAAGTTCATACTTCAGATCGTCCTTATCTTTCTTCGCTCTAGTTACAGTGATGGGTGGCAACGTTAGTGTTGCCTCCACTTCCCATAGCCCTAGCTCTCCGTTCTTATGTGTATCTAAGTCAAGTTTAGTCATCAGAATTCAGCGTTAGTTTCTACTTTTGCTTTTGCTTTAGCGGGCATCACAGTTGATCCACGCTTATCGGTTCCACCAGCAGGCAGTCCCTTTTCATCAGTCCCTTTACCATCAAAGGGATCTTTACCTTCAAAGAAATTCGGAAGCCAGATAGTTTCCTTCTGCTTAGTCCATTCCTTTTTAATCTTCTCAGGCACAGCACGAACCTTTGGCAAGATGCTGTAGCTAGTTTCAAGACCTTGACCTTTACGGGAGATCTTGATTGAGAAGTTTGCTAGACCTTCTTCGGTCCAGGTGTAGTCCTCAACTTCTTGGAGAACTTCAGTCAGCTGCTCACGCAATGACTTCTGTTCAATGAACAGAACTTCAAGGCGACCACGGGTTGCTGATGTGCCTACCCAAGCAAGGAAGCGACGTGGCTTAACAAAGCTGCCGTCAATCTTTGGTCGGTCAGGCTTACTCCAGTCAGTCTCACGCGCAATGTCATTAGGCTGACCAGGGTGACTGCGTGTTACTACGTATCCGTTAAAGCGTAGATCACCAGTCTTGGCATCTTGTGTTTCAGATGCATATTGCCAGCCAACAATGGCGTGACCTGTTTCGTAGCATCCAAGCAGTCTGAATTCTTCTGATTCTCCGTCTTTCAGTTGACTAGGTTTGAAGTAAGGTTGAGGTTCTTTCGTTTCAATTTTATCTTTAGCCTCCGTTAATTCTGGAGGTAGGACTTGTAATGTCATTGCATATATTGTTTAGACAATTACAATATAATCCCTTATTTATAAAGATGTGACCTAATTAAAAAGGTCCTGTCCACTCTTCAGCCTTCGCCCAAACCTCTCTGTTACCAGCGTCTCCGATATACTTTTTCATATCATCAGTAAGCTGTTCGTCGTCAAGAAACATAAGGGCATCAACCAATAAGTTCAATAGTTTGTCAAACCCTGCTGCTTGTTCCTGATTGTCGAGCAGCTTGATTGCATAGGCAGCACAGACAGCTTGTCTTTGTTCTGTAGTAATTTCGGATAATCGATTCATAATATAAGCTTCAAATTTTTTGATACCATTTTTAGGGTCGCACGCGGGCTTTTCATTAAAAAGCGACCATATAGGCCGCCTTTATTATTTAAACCATCCCTTCTTATCAATACTCCGGGGTTGGGTCAACTTCGCCATAACCTTTAGCGCCTCCCGTCGTCGGTGCTCCTCTTCCTGTACGCGGCGTTTCCTTTCTAGTCGTGAAGTCATTTGCAACGATAGCTCTGTAAGGGCTCGTGTCGCCTTCCTTTCTAAACTCCCGAATATATCCTTGCACACAGATAGGCCGCCCTTTACGGACTCTCTCAGTGAGTTTTGCTTTTCTTGATTCATGTGTCTCCATAAACAACCAGGTAGTGATGTCAGAGTTGTCTAGTGTGCTGCCAATCTTGATAGCAACTTGACCATTTTTACGTTCTTTAATCTCATCAGAACCAAAGAACGCATTCCCCAGTACGACTTGATTACAGTACATTTCTTGGGGGATAGCATGTTCCAAAGTAGTAACAACTAGATCTAGTGGTTGTGACGAGTCATCACTAAAGACTAAATTCCCAGTGACTAAAACACGGGTGCCTGTTTTCCATGATTGGAAGGCTGATAGCTTTGGACCTTGTCTATCGTAACAGAGTACTCTTAGTTTAACTTGACTACTGTCATTGTTACCTGGAATAACTGCTTCAGCAGCTACATAGTCAAGACCGTAAGCCTTGACTGGATCAGAGCAAAATTCTTTAAGCTCTACAGTTGCGGCGATAAAATTCATTATGACTGATATTGTTGTCAGTCCTTAGTTTAATCGCTCTTTTTAGATTTTGCGAGTTCCTGCTTGTCTAACTCTGCAATTTCACTTTTAATGTTGCCAGCCATAAAAGAATTGCCGAGATGTTCAACAGCTCGCAGTGCTTCTTCAAGTGTTTCACGTTTGTCGTTACTAGGCATCATTCTCAGGCCACATAGCGTTTGCAATTGTTGGTAGCTCTTTTTGTAGTATAGCCAACACTTCTAGTGCAATATTCTGATGCTCTAACTGTGTTCCGTTAGCAGAGCGTAAGTCAACATAATGAAGCCAGCTACGGATAGTACCTGACATGTACATCCTTGTTCCAGTATTCAAAGGCAGTACAGAACGAGCACACTCCTTAGCAACTCCTTTCTCAAGCAGTGCTTTATAGAGATCCATTGAGTGTTTGAAGTGCTCTTCAGTAAGAAGATTCCACTGATCAATGTCAGCTTGACGTAAGTCAGCAATGCTGTTCTGTCTATTCTTTGAATCTTGGCGACGTAACTGAGGTGTATGTAAGTCAGTCACTTCAGCGTAGCGTTGTGAGAACTCTTGAAAACTAAAGCTACGGTGCCTCAGAATTTGAGGTGCAATAGCCCTAGTAGTTTGAATCTCCACGCACATTGAAGCCATTTCAAATGGGCTCCAGTGCCTGTGCTTGATTAGATACTTTAATAGTTTCTCACTATCTGGGTTATCTTCATTAGCGGGATTAGAAACTCTGGCAATTTTACCGATTAGTTTCTCAGCATCAGGAGTAATCCAGATAAGGCGAGCATTATGAGTGTCGTTTGATATATCAATCATTTTCGCACCATCTATAAATGTCGTGTTCGTTATAAGGCTTATCGCAACAGTCGTATTCACCTGGATAATCAGGGTGACCAGCAGCCCAGGAGTCACCACCTAAGGCCCTTACTTCTATTTTGCAAAGCTGGTGCTCACTAAGCGTAGAGGTTGGTCCTGAAGCAATTGCTACTACAGCTAACAGCTCAATCATTAAGCATATTGGGGTAGGTTTCGTGAATCACTCTCAAAGAACGCTGGCATTCTGGAGGCTCTTGTGTCTGCAAGACCAGCAGCTTTACCAGTTTTGTAGAGACTATCGCTGCACTTCATCCAGAAGTTACTGGACAGGTGCTTGTTCTCATTCTCAGCTTGGAGTGGTTCAGTAACCCAACGTACAGTTGCACGTCGGATTGCATTTAGTGTCTTATCTGATGTAGCACCAACTTCTTTAGCAACTAAAGAATGAGCTGCGACATGGGTCATCTCGTCTCGGCTGATATCTGCCGAGGTTGTACGTAGGCCCGTGTCACCAAGGAACCTGAAGATTGGCAGAAGAACGAAGAATACACTTCGTTCGAGAATGGCTGCCTTGAGGACGGGGTGACGGTCCAATCCAATCCACGTTTTAGCAATCTTGTCAGCTTCAGCCTGTATTCTTCCAGGGACTTGATGAACATCTGCTGCATAGTTAAGGGCAAGATCATGATTAGTTTCGTCTTCAATGTTGGATAAGAGCAGCTCTTTACAGCCAGCAGCTTCAGGTAGGTCTCCCTTCATAGCGTCAGTAATAAAATCAGCTACAGGAATCTCAAGGATTCGTAGGGATAGGGCACGTTGAACAACCTCTTCACCACCAGGGAGAAGGTCTCCCTTAGTGATGGCTACAGGTGTCCAGGTACGCTTGCGTTCGTGAAGTTGAATATATGGAGTTGCTGCTTTTGTCATGGTAATTATGCGATGGATTTATAGTTATTCAGCACATCCAACACACATAGTGGGATCTGAATAATTGGGTAGGTCAGGGATCTTGTCTGAGTCCTCATCAATCTCATTCATATCGAATAGGTCTCTGAAGTCTTCATCTAAGGCGTTGGATATATCATCTTTGGCTTGTGTGTTCTCCATTACCTGCAGTGAGTAATACATACTTGTCTGAGGTGAGTTCAGCCAATCTTGGATAAACTCTTCGGAGTAGATAAGAATATCGCTCCAAGTGTTGAAACTATAGCCATGACAGAGTCCAGTGGACTGGAGCATCAACATGATGCCGTTAGCGACACGGTAGTAATCGTGCCAACCAACCATCTCTGCCGTTTCTACAAGACCGTAGTCATACTGAGAGATTCCAAAAGTAGAGCTGTCCCTATCAACGATGCGTCCGACCGGCGGTGCGATTTCGGGGGCGGTTGTATAGCCTGCTCTGTCTTGTTGCGAGTAGGAACATGAAGCAGTTGGTGCAATAGCAAAGGCACGATCCATTTTGGCGGCCTTAGCAACTGAAGCTGCTTGATTGATTCCTGCTTGAAGTGCTTTTACGATTTTAACTGCTGCTGGAGTCGCATCAGAATCACCTTCTAGTGCATCAGCAAACTCTGCATACGTTACTTTTTCAAGTGATAGCAGGTTGGCTAAGCCAAGCATCCCAAGACCTACTTGCCTATCAAAATGAGGATGTAGGTATTGTCCTGTATTCTCAACACCAGTCCTACCATGAAGCTCGACAAGCTCCGTCATACCATCAACAAATGCCTGTGGTAGATCCTCTACCTTGCCTGCCGCGACGTTTATATGTTGCAACAAGCAAGTGGCTCTTGATTTAATAAATACTTCCAGACAAACGTTGGCATAAATTCTATTACCGTGCTGGTCATAACGAACCTTCGCTAGCCATACATCACCACGCATAATGCCTCGCAGCACTGCGTCACGTGTATCAGCATTAGCTACGTCCCACATCTCTTGGTTGAGATTGATGCAACGCTTAGCCCAAGGTAGTTCTGACCTAGGTGCCTCACAGAATTCAATAACATCTGCGTGACTTAAGTCAAGATGAAGCACGACAGCCCCATTTTTATATACACCCCCCCTACGTAAAATTTCATTAATCGTTGAATAGATTTTTCCAAAACTTACAGGACCTGATGCAACCAAGCCTTTACCGTTTTCTTCACCTTTAGGCCGTAGTTGAGATAAATGGATTGCAACACCTGCTCCATTTCTTAGGGCGTGTGAAGCAAAGCGCCAGGAGGCTTCGATACCTTCGGCACCCTCCATGCTGTCCATGACGTTAAAAATCGTGCAGCTGACTGGAAGTCGGCTTTCAGGGTTGTCTAGCCAGCTTTGAACACGGCCAGTACGTGCAATAAAATTGTTAATTGACATTGAAATCTTCGGGAGGAATTGTGTTAGAAGGGGCCACTAGATCGTCTAGTGTGGGTGGTTTATAGTTATCACCTTTTAAGACCTTGCCGTCTCTGCGATATATGGGATTACCCTCATCATCTAATTTACTCATATTTGATTTATGAATGCGATCTAACGCTTCATCTAAATCAAGGTTATAAGTAGCAGCGAATTGATAACAGACATACACAAGGTCTGCTAATTCTTTTAGAACTTCAGTTCGATTGTCCTGTGATTGACAATCGCTAGTCAAGATATCGCAGGCATCTAGGAATTCCTTAGCCTCTTCATCGATCAAACTGCATTGCATGTTGAACAACTTGAGCCTTAGGAATCCATAGCGTGTGAAGTTATTAAGCAGTGGCTGGTTGAATGCCTTACGGAATTCGATTGCTTGTTTGAATAGGTTTATCATTTTTCTCTTAAGGTGATTCGTCCACGTGTTAAGTCGTAGGGTGATACCTCGACTAATACTTTGTCGCCTACAAGCAGTTGTATCTTTCTCGTTATTAGCTTGCCTGATGCTCGACAAAGGCAGTGGTGACCTTCAGGTTCGTCAAGTTCAACGTTGAAATATCCGTTTCCCGACTCCTTAAAGATGACGCCTCTAGCTTCTATTACGTTCTTCTTTGTCATTAGATTGATCAGGGTGAATATTGTCGATGTTCGTTTCGATGTAGGTGTAGTCGCTAATAGTTGAAGGAAGGGATTGGATAATCGCCTTCGCTCCAACAACTTTCTCAATTGGTATTTCGCTCCTATCGTTATGAACAACGACCATAGTTGGTGTTAATTCAACACCTAGTTCCTCACACCAAGCAGTCTGCACTCCCCGTAGGGTTTTCATGTTGTAAAAGGAAATTACATCCTGCTGTCGTGTAGGTAGTTGTCGTATATGTTCGTGCAGATCTATGCAGGGCTTGCATAGTTCTTGCGTGAAAATAGCAATTGTATATTGCTTCATATTATCAAGCTTGTCTTCCATCAGTGTAATAAAAATCGCCTATACAGTTGTCGTCGTTTGAGGTAGCTACATGTGTATCGTGTTGATACGCACGCATACCTGAATGGTAAGAAACAAGCACGGGCTCATCTACTCTTACCGCATCAAGGCTATTACATAGTATAAGCCTTAATTCATTAGGCTTGCGTACATATTGCATCTCTGCATCGTAAGCAAGGTGTTGCACGGTGTGACCCGTGGCGGGCTCACGTACATCTCTCATGCACGGCAATGTCTTAGCTATCGCTGGCATTGGTGCTTGTGTTCTAAACATTTTCCTCCATGATTAGTGGGAAGTTTTTAGCGAATCCTTTAGTGGTTTTAGGACGTGCTCGTTTTGGTTGCTTCCGTCGAGCTTTTCTTTCGATTTCTCGACGTATTGTTCTTGCTCTACTTTGACAGTCAGTCTTAGGATCACGAATACTCTTATCTATGTTGTACCGTTTGGCAAGAATAGTTGCCATGTAATTAAGCTCTCACTTGTACAGGCATGAGTAGATGTTCAACAGTGACTTCACCTTCTAGTGGTAACCACTTTCTATCAACATGAAAGGTTTGAATCATTGGTGTTGTTGCAGCATTCATGCGCCACTTAACAACAAGGTTGCTTCCGTATTGCTTGGCTAACTTAAGAAAGTCAAGCAGGTAGGAAGGATTGAATGCAAAGGGAGCTTCTGGTTTGTTGTGGAAGTTGTCTGGAATTAGTTGATCGTAGTTTGGAAATTCAAACTTCGTATCAGTAGTCTTCCAGAACACTTTTCTAACCTCACGAGAACTACTATTAATAATCTCAGCCGTACCATCGGCAAAGAGTTCTATTGTTTTCTCGTAAGTTAGTGGGCGTTTCTTAAACGCTGCTGGATCAATAATCAGGCGCTGTCCAGGCTCTAGTTCCCCTATCTGAGTAGACCCTGCAGGTAGGGTAATCCTCATTAAGCGGTGGCCATCTGTTGCAGCAAGTGTAATATCACCAGATCCAACAGAGTCTTCGCGGTATAGCGAGATCTTGTTGATTGAAACTTTAACTGGATCAGTGCATACAACTTGCGCTACACAGTGCAGTAAATGAGCAGGTAGTGCAATCAGGAATAGTGGACTGTTGGGCTGGACTGTAGCTGGACGCTCAAGTGTCGTCGTTGTCATTTAGTGTCAAGGATGATGTTGGATGCAGGCATGTAATCTTTATTGTTCAAGTACTCATCAAAGGCTGCATGTTTCTCTGCAGGTAAGTAGCCATATGCGTTGTTCTTGATTCGCTCTAGGTAAAAAGCGATTGGATATGGTGGATTTTCTAATGATGCAACGTATGCATCACAAACCATATCGAACAGGTCGTAAACTTGAACTTCAACAGTATCTTTAGTCATCGCAATCTTCCCAGATTTGAAGTAATTCGGCAGTAGTAATAACACCTGCTTTTTGAGCTTCCAATAAAGGTTGCATCAAGTCATAGCAACTGAATTCAGATAAAGCATCAGTAGTTTCATCCTTCTCAGTACCGCAAGCGATACCGGCAGGAATGAGCACCATGGCAGCTAAGACTGCAAGTATTTTTAAGTATTGGTTATTCATTTTCTTAAGTAAATAAAGCACGGCAGGATTACCGTGCCTGTTACTTCTATTCTATTTAGAACTCGTCTTGCTCATAGTCACCTTCAACTTGAGGTGCCTCCTCGATAACAACCTCAGCTTCCTGAGGGTTAATGGTGTGAGCAATTACAGCAACTGCGTCACGGCAGAGTTCTTCTATTCTGAGACCGTCTTTGTCACTACGAGCTTCACGGAGTGCTTCATACATTCCGTTGTCACTCATCTTTTGTGAGCCGATACGTACAGCTGCGAAGCATGGCTTCATCTTGGAGTTACCTTTCCAAGTGTCGAAGGTAAGGCTCATAGTCAGCTGACCCTTAGCGAATACATCCATCAGTCCAGTGAGGATGCACTGCGCCCAGATGGTGGTCAAGCCTGCAGTCAGCATGACCGTGGTGCCTGTTTGTGGTGTTGTAAGGAACAGGTTTAGTTTGGTGCTTTTGTATTCACCTACTTTTTCAGCAATAGAAATGCCAGTCAGCTTTACATCACCGATTCTGGTCAGTGGGTTACCCGATGGCTTAACAAGTGCAGACTTGCGGTCATCTCCCATGTATTGGAAGTAAACAGCATCAGAGTCTTTTACTAGTCCAACACCGATCATCATTGATACGTCGGCGTTGCTACCTCCAAGTTCACTAACAAGTTCAGTGGATAGTCCACACTCTTCTGTAGTGGTTGGAGCAGTAGATACGATGGTCATTCTGTGTATAGATAAAGGAACAGAAGCCCCGAAGGGCATAAGGATATAGAGCCGCCAACCGGCGGCAATAAGTTATTCGTAGTCGGAGTCCTTCATAGGACGTATTTGTATGTCTGTGGTGTCGCCGTCAAGCAGACGTTCGGTCCAGTAGTAGGCCTGTAGTCCAGCAAAGGCTGCCCATCCCAAAGGATTAAACAGCGCAACACCTGCAGCGGCTGCCGTGAGGGCAACCATTTTTTGATCATTCATTAGATGATTGAATTGTGGTTAGTGTTTCTTTTTCAATCTCACTATCTGCACGCGCCTTAAGCATGATCCACAGTAATAGTCGAGAGCATCCAAGTGATTCGCCGGTATCTTCCAGTCGTCTGGCCACCATGTCCAGTTCTTGGTGGATCTGTCTAATTTCCACCATCAAACTGCCGCAAGCTCGCCTTTGAGTTCAGCAAGCTTTGCTGTACCTAGTGATTCGACAATGGTCCAAGCCAGCTGGCCTGAGATCCTGTGCTGATCACAATAATACTCAACTGAATCTTCAATGAGTTCAGTCAGCTCTGTCAGATCTTCCTTAGATATCTTCATTCCGTCTTGATATATGGGTTCGCTGGGCACTCTTGTACCCACTTGTGAAATATAGCCGCCGATAGGCGGCATTGCAACCCATCATTCGGTAATTATTTTAATAGGACGTTGCTCGATTTGAATTTTCTGAGTTGGGGCAGACTGTTGAGCAGCTTCGATAAGTTTCTCAAGATCTGCTTTGGTTATGTTACCCGTACCTGCAGCACCTCCGTTACTTTTCTTGGAAGCAGCTTGGACACCAAAGGTCGCCAAGACTCCAGTAAATACACTTGCAATGAAGGTTGGATCTAGCTTCTGTTCAGGTATCCCTAAGGCTGGTGGTAGCTGTATATAAGCAAGAGTTAATATTCCTCCACTCCATATCAGAATTCCCAACCGGACAAACGTAGACAGGATTGTCAGCTGCTCTTCCTTGTCATCAACTGATTGTTTCAGCTTTTTTAATAGACCCGGTTCCTTTTTTGGTTCTTCCATGAGATATTAAAGATACAATAAGGTAGTTGCTTATACTTATGTAAAAGATGTACCGCCTCTTTCTATTATTACTCATAGCAGCACCAGTCTCTGCTCAGTCAGTTACACCTAATTTCACAACAGGCTCAATGACGCAGACAGTCACGACAACTCAGGAAATTACAGAAGTAGTTGAAACAGAACGTTTTGGGTCAGCTATTAATGTATGGAGTGGTGACAACATTAAATCAGTAGATGCAAATGGTGCAGCTACTACCGTTAATGCGACTGGTGTTCAGTTTGAGATCGTTGACACAGCCTTGCCATGGGAATTAGAAGTTACTTCAAGAGCTGCTGGCCTGATCGAAACAATCGATATAGACAGGACAATCGAAACCGATTCGGTTACAAATACCTTATCAGTATTCTCTCAGTAGTTCTTTCTACTCCTTGTTTCGCAAGTGATACCACTAATGTTAGTGCTCAGCCTAATGCTGCGATCACAGGATCAGTAGCTAATCAAGCAGTGCAGATTAACCAAGGTTCATTGAGCACTCAGGGATTCAGTCGGGGTCATTTTTGTAATGGTCCAGTTATAAGCTTTGCTCCGTATGTTCTACAGACAGAGAGCATGGCTAGTTCCTATGCTACGAGTGCTAGTTATGGTGGGCAGATCAGCCTGTCCATGCCTTTAGATGGTAGTGCTGTAGAGATTTGCAAAGAGCTAGGCAGACGACAGTTAGACAAATCACGGTTGGACTATGAGTTAGTTCGCATCAAAGAATGCATCAACATTTATAAGGCAGGATTTCAGATCCTCCCTGCCAGTCCGTTCTATCCAATCTGTGCAGATATCGTTCCAATCGCAGCATCTCCTGTAGTAGATCCAGAAGAGTTATCGAAGCCAGAAGGTAGTCCTATTTTGTTGGACCCTTCACCCGCTGATACTTCTGAGACCGACGTTCTCGCGCCCACGATGGAAGATCCTTCCCCCGAGCCTTCATCAGTTTCTTCAGAATAGTTTTGAATAATGGTTTGAATACTTTTATTAGTTGCCTGAATACTTGATTGGCAACCATTGTTCCACCAACAGATGCAATAGCAGCAACACCAGCAGTAGTGACTGCAATGACTACTATTTCAGTCTTCGGTAGTGGTACATCCATATTGATAATAGGGATAGTCACTTCATTGACCATCTCTGTTTCAGGGATGACTGCTTGCGGTATTGGTATCGGTGGAAGTGTTGGTAGTTCTACCGGCGGTGGCTTTACTGGTGCTTGTTCTGGTTTGGCTTCAGTTTCAGCTTCCTCTTCTTGAACTTCTTCTTCAGTTTCGTCCTCGTTATCAGATCCGTTTACATTTCCAATACCTGGTACTTGGTCACGGTAAATAGGAACTGGTTGCCATTCAGGTACTTGAAATGTTGGCATTCCAATAGGTCTTCGTGGTGCAACAACTGGAGGAGGAAGCTTTATTGGTGGTGGGAAGTTTATGGATGGCATAACCTCCCTTGTGACTTATTTAATTTTAGCTATCATTATTTATCCCATCATCATTAATCATTACTGATAGAAGTGAAGCTGTTAAACAGGCGGCTAGAACAAGAAATATAGGTCCCATTTCAGAATAGGCCAGGAATGATTTGACCTGTTGCTGCATACGAAGCGATGGCAAACATAAAGCCCATCATTGCTGCGCGTCCGTTAGTCTTTTCAGCATTTTCCATAGGAGTTCCGTAATCAGTGGTGTAATACATGCGTGGTTCTTTGGCGTAGATATTAGTTCTGCCGCCGTCTTCTGTAATTGTCGTCATTATGTTAAGTTTCGTAACCTCCTTAATATTAGCAGTATAAATGCTTAGTTGCGCTTAGTCATCTTCAGATCTTGACTAAAGATTTCTAGTCCAGCATCCGTCAAGATACTCTTGTACATCTGCTTGAAGATTGAAGGTGGCATCGTTACAATTTCAGCACCGTTGTAGAAGGATCTAACAACACGCTGAACGCTGCGTATAGACGCCGCTAGCACTTGTGTAGGGCGTCGGTGGATCTTATATAGGTCAGAGATAGCACGGACTACTTCAAGCCCTGCTACAGATTGATCATCAAGTCTTCCGACAAATGGTGAGACATAAGTAGCACCTGATTTACTGGCAAGGATTGCTTGTGCTGCTGTGAATATCAGCGTCACATTAGTTCCAATTAGTTCTTTGCTGAGTTTCCTGCAGACCTTGAGCCCATCAGGCGTGCAAGGTACTTTAATGGTCGCAACATCCCCGAACTTATCTGCAAGACGATGTGCATCATCAAGCATCTCATCAGCGTTACCACTAACTTCCATGGAGATATCCTTAACACCAATGTCTTTGATGGCTTGGTAGATGTCATCAGGTTTCTCTCCAGCCTTCAGGATCAGGGATGGATTCGTTGTGACACCGTCAATTAGTCCAGTTGAGAAGTGCTTCTCAATCGTTTTCGGTTCCGCCGTATCCAGGAATATTTTCATCATCGTTCTCGATTTTTTCTAATAGGTGATTGAAATATTTAAAGCGATCTGTACTAGGTGAGATGTGGTGCATTTGAAAATGTTTAACCACTTCAAGCACATCCTTTCTCTCTTCAGAAGTGAGGCACATTGTTTTATCCTATGTATCTATATTCATCATATATAGCTAAAGATTAAAAAAGAGCCTCATGTTTGAAGCTCTGAATTTTTCTAATCGAATTTAACCAATCATAGGCGCTTTTAGTGCGACATGAGTACTGCCTGTTGATGCTAGATCCAAGGGGAAATTATGGGCATTTCTTTCGTGCATGACCTCAAACCCAAGGTTTGCTCGGTTAAGAACGTCAGCCCAAGTAGGAACAACCCTACCCTGTGCATCTTGAATTGACTGGTTGAAGTTGAAGCCATTTAGGTTGAAGGCCATGGTGGAAACACCTAATGCCGTGAACCAGATACAAACAACGGGCCAAGCAGCAAGAAAAAAGTGCAAGCTACGACTGTTGTTAAATGAGGCATACTGAAAAATAAGGCGACCAAAATAGCCATGAGCAGCGACAATGTTATAAGTCTCTTCCTCTTGACCGAATTTGTAGCCATAGTTCTGACTCTCTACTTCAGTTGTTTCACGAATGAGGCTGCTTGTGACAAGCGACCCGTGCATAGCACTAAATAGAGAAGCACCGAATACACCGGCAACGCCAAGCATATGAAAAGGGTGCATAAGAATGTTGTGCTCAGCTTGGAAGACGAACATATAGTTGAATGTTCCTGAGATACCGAGGGGCATTCCATCTGAAAAACTCCCTTGTCCAATTGGATATATAAAGAACACAGCGAATGCGGCAGACAGTGGTGCTGAGTAAGCAACACAAATCCAAGGGCGCATACCTAATCGATAGCTAAGTTCCCATTGTCGTCCCAAGTAAGCAGAGATACCAATGAGGAAGTGGAATACGACGAGTTGGTACGTGCCGCCGTTGTACAACCATTCGTCAAGCGAGACAGCTTCCCAAATTGGGTAGAAATGCAGTCCAATCGCGTTGGAAGATGGGACGATGGCCCCACTGATGATGTTGTTCCCGTATAAAAGGGATCCGGCAACTGGTTCTCTGATTCCATCGATGTCTACAGGTGGTGCGGCAATAAAAGCAATAATGAATGCGGTGGTAGCAGTCAATAAGCAGGGGATCATTAGCACCCCAAACCAACCTACGTAGAGGCGGTTGTCGGTGCTAGTTACCCACTTACAGAAAGACTCCCACGTAGCCTCTGGACTACCAGTCCGAGGCAGAAGTGATGTTGAAGCCATAATGAATTAGTGGTGTTGTAAGAAGGTAAAACTCGGAGATTGGTTACTCCTACTTATATAGTCTATTAAGTTAAATGAACCTCAGCGGCAGAACTAGGTGTCAAATCATCATATTCACTTTGGACATTCTTATGAATACGATTATGAGGGCTTATGTTAAAGCCAATCACGCGTTCATCCGCTTCGATTGCTTTTAATTGTCTGAGTTGATTTAGTCGCTGAGGATGTCGGATTCCAGAGTCATTACAAGGTAACGCTCTGCTGGTATGAGACATAGTTTCTATTTCAAACTTCTTTTATTTTATGTTGAATTGATAACAATTGAGAGCTAATTAAAATTACTTAATTAAGCGTCCAATCACAAATACTTTTGTAGTCAACAGATCCATCGAAGTACTCGTCAATCGCTGTCTCAGCCTGACGCTCTACTTTGGTATCCTTCTTAGACATCATCCAAGCAACACAGTCCTTAGCAAGTTCTGATTTCATTTGTGCCAGCTGTGTCCCTTTAGCTGTAGTGACTTCTGCCTTGTCCAGCAGTCTGTTAATACCTCCGGTCAAACCTAGTGATACAGGAATGAAGACTGAAGCAATAGCAACGCTTCTAACGATGCTGGAGATCATATGGGCTTGGTTATTATCGTTACACATAATAGAAAATAGTAGTGTGGTTTAGCGCCAGTCAAAATGGCTCTTGTCTTCAAGTAGGCGGAATTGTTTCAGCCAGAATCTGAAGTCATTTTGATCTTCAATTGATACATGCCTTCGGTGCTTACCACCGTGCATGAACATAATTCCGATGCCTTCCTCATTAGCGAGGAAGTAAATATTTCTACCTAACTTGACGCCTTTCATAGGAACTCAAAGGTCACAGGTACAACACCTGGATCAATCATTCCTATGGCTTCAGCAGCTCCTCGTGATAGGTCAAGGCCACGTCCAGCAATGTAAGGACCACGGTCATTGATACGAACATCAACGCATAGATCATTAATCTCGTTACAGACTTTTAGCCGTGTACCGAAAGGTAATGTCTTATGAGCAGCAGTGATTCCGTGCTGGTTATAACGTTCCCCATTAGCTGTCATGTTTCCGTGGAAACCAGGGCCATACCAGCTAGCATTTGTTCTAAATACTGCTGTCGCCGCTTGAGCTGGGAGAATAGAGCAAAGAATTGGCAAGGCATATAGTAGTTTCTTCATTTACTTATAAGAAATATACTTTAGACTGCTACTTATTGC